GATGAGTAATTACTGTATCAGCATCAATAGCAGTTACACTCTGAGGAGCAATTAAGAAGTCTACTTCTACAGTTTCCGCATTTACGAATAAATCGAATGCGTTTGTAATTGCCGCAGTATCTAAAGCTTTAGATGCGACACCACCTCGTAATTTTAGACTGAAATGACTAATGCTGTAGTCAGATGCGTCTTCTATAACAGGAGCAGTTCCAGTTAAAGGACTCCATCCAGCATCACTAGCATCGCCTGCGAACCATACATATTTAGACTGGTTATCTAGTACGTCACCGATGAAGTTATTACCACCATCAGTGCTTTTAGCACCAAGTGCCACAGAAACGTATTCGAAAACTTCTAAAACTGTGTTCGGAGTACCTGAAATTTCACCTGAATAGTCAACTACTACAACATGTACTTCATCATTTGATGCGTTGCGGGCAGCTGCCCAATCTGAAGTACCTGGCGCAGATGTAAATATGTCGTTGTGTTCCCAATCAGAGAAACCATTGGGCCCACAAACAGAAACTTGTAATGCGTTACCTAATACGCCTGCGTATTTTGCTATAAATGAACCGTGGATATCTTGGTCTGTCAAGGTATTCCAATGGTCAGCATTTTTAACTACCGGACGTTCTGATTCGTCAATTACATCAGATTCAGTTCCATCAGGGTTAAGCTCCATAATTGGGTCGCTAGATGCGTTACCGCCACCATTGTTAGAACGAACTACATAAAGTGAACTTGAATATTTTAAGAAGTATGCTGCAGACAAGAAGTCTACTGCGTTATCTTTAGATGGTGACGCAAAAGTCGACACAAGACTCGTTTCACTTGAAACAAGAGTGCGCTGATCTATTGGGCCCCAGCCAAAATTACCTACTACTGCGCCTGTAGAAGTTTGAACATTTGGTATAGTACCAGACAAGTCAATTTCTTTTACAATTACAGCAGGAGAGGCAGATGGGTGTGTGAGTGCCATAACTCTTTCCTTTTAATCGGTTGCGAATGATAAGTAAACATAATACGGATGAATTGCTTCAATAATACTATTTATACTTATAATATCTTTACCAATTATCACTCATAAAATCACTAGAAGCAATATCATGCCAACCTGAGTTGAGAGGATCTGACATATCTACTGTGTTGCTATAATCACTTCCATCATCAATAATTCCAAATGGGGGTATATCGTCTTCAATCTCTTTCATTCGTTGTTCAAATAGCATTGTTCTGAAATCAATATCCGCAATATTACCGAAAGATTGTGAGCTCACGAAGTACCCGAACATTACTAAGTTCATCATCAAGTCATCGTGGTTACCATCACTCGCTTCGAATGATAGTCCCTTAGACACAAAGGTTGATATTTCCATGATGGTATTTTCATCATGAATATCTAGTTTATGATTCTCGATGATATCCTTAATTGCTGAACATCCAATTCGTTTGACTTTCTTGTCCATACGAATACCAATCGAATCTGCCTTGATTGCCGATTCTAGGTGGATGTTCTCATACTCTAAATCTTGATATAGACCGACACACACAACCATGCCTTGGTCATTGTTCTCTATCACACAATATGCTTCATTATATAAGGTAGCATATTTATAGATGATGTTGGGGTAGAGAATTGGTGATATTCTGTTATTTCGATATACACACACCTGTTTGAATGGTTGTACCGAAACATCAAATATAGTAAACGTTGAATAATCTTGTCCGCGACCTTGCGCAACATCGACGGTCATTATATACTGGTGGTCTATAAGAGGGTCTTCATATACTAATAATTCCCCACCCTCCAATCGACGAACTGGTTCACGCGCACGTAAATCCAGAAGTACTTGACCCTCAATGAGAGTGTTACCCGTACCGAAGAACGTATTACCAAATTCTTGGTCAAACTGTAATGCAGAGGTGTTTGCTATAGTTTGTTCTTTCCACTTCTCGTCTCGGCCAGGAACATCCCACCAATCGACACGAAAAGGTTTATAAGCATTAACACCCTGTACAGCACCTTCCCATATCTTCTGGAAAGTATTACCGATACCGTTTGCGGTAGAAGTGATAATTACTTTGGTGTCTTTACCTGAAGAGATAACCGGATACGTTGATGTATAGAATTCAGCAGCATTTTCAACGAAAGCAAACTCGTCGAGAAACAGAAGATTAACAGACATACCACGAATAGAAGACCCAGAAGTAGCAGCAGCAATGATTCTAGAATTATTACTAAACTCAATAGAACCTTTGTTGAGTGCCTTACAACCTGGCTGTAGAAAGAACGGGAGGTTCTCCAACATGAGCGTAACACGAGATAGCATCTCACGAGCAGTAGCACCTTTGTTCGCAAGAACAGCAATAGTTTTTTCTGGATGGAATACAGCGTACCATAGGATATACCCTACCGAACTAATTGATTTACCGGACTGCCGACAAGCAAGAACGATAGAAAATCTATTATCATTGAAGTGGTTAAACATATTTTCTTGATAATCATAAAGATTGAAAGGTACTAAACCTCTATCAAGATGGACTACCTTAACATACTTCCTACAAAAATACGCTGGGTCAGCCATACATTTGCGATATTCGTTAAGTTTCTTTTTATCCCATTCTTCAGCGACACCATCACGCTTCACCTGTGGGTTACCCAAGTATGAGTTCTTAGTATAGGATGTCATATATCAGAGTCTGGATTGATAATCTTATCATCACCCAACAACATACGTTGTAGGTCTGTAGTAGACCCTACAAATAAATTATTATTAGTAGTAGTGTTTGCGTCGTTTGGTTTATCGTCTAATTTAGCAAGTTCTTTTTGTTTCTTATTTAAATCCATTAACTTATCGTTAACGTCAGCAATACCTTTAATCATACCAGATAGAACTTCAAACGCACGAGGATGCTCGCTTTCACGAGCGACCTCAATCATTAGTTCTAAAGATTCGCGTCCCTTTTCTATAAGGTCATAATATGTTTCACGAGAATATTCATAGTCTTGTTCATGAACAAAGTTGCGCTTTTCTTCTTTATTAATTAATGTTGGAACTTTACTCGAATTGCTCATCATTATACTCTATAGTAAAACCATAATCACTATCAGGGTTTACATCAATTGGTGTCGGTGTAATATTTATATTGGTGACAAATTGGTCTGGGTCAAGTGTATGTAGATTAAGATTGACTTCGCGAATAACTTTACTATTATTAATAGGGCCGTAGAAGTTAATCTTCATATCAAAATTTAAATTATATATGATAGTTCTGCGTTGGTCTATAGACCCTTCAAAATCATCTTGAAAATCTACACCTGTCAGTGTAACAGGAACATCTTCTGTAACATCAGGGAGATCTATAAATGGTTTTACTGATATGGTATACTGTGGAGCAAAGTATGGGATAATCTGTTCAACTATTTGTAAAGCATCATCCTGAGACTTAGCGTAAACACTAAGTTGAAATCCCATCACATATGGAACGCCCGCGTACAAACTGCGTCTAGAATCTTGGTCTGACTGTAGTTTAAAATTATTCATCTTAGGCAGCTGTCTCTGAGGGTCATAATTCATACTTACGACTTCAAAAGACATCCGAGGTAGTTTGACAGCAACGCGACGTTCAGCCTCCTCCCCCTGAGTCATTTCTTCTAGACGTTCAATAAAGTTTCTTTTTGGCGCATAGGACAACGGAACCTTTAACTGAGACAATACTGAACCGTCTGCTTTTGTTCTCACAACATTTATGTCATTAAACAATGAGCCGAATACAGCAACAGCAGTCCGTACTCTTTTGTTATAAAAATAATTACCAAACATTATGATATATCCCCGAATGGATTGGATTCCGAAAAGTCAACAAAATCTGATTCGAAATCATCAAAGATTTTATTCTGACTTAATGGTTGAATTTCATTATAGTCCGAGTTTATTGATTCTGGGAAAAATATAGCATCTTCTCCAATGAATGGTCGGTCTGTGGTAAATTGGTGATATTCCCCATCAGTTGCGCCCATATGGGCAACCTTTAATATTAGAGTTTCACTGTTCCACGAAGTGACTTCCCCCTCCATATCATAACCATCAAACTCTTGACGAACCGTACTACCAGTCGCGTAGAATCCGAGTATGCCTGGGTTTTCTACTTCTAACAACGGCGCATAGTTATATAGATGTCCCGCATTTACTATATTTACACCTGTTACTACTCCATCGGTAAGTACGAGTTCTAACTCGGCAGACACCCCGTCGAAATGATTTAAGTGAGCTGTATAACTATTAGCAACAAACTCTTCATCTGGTATAAATAATTCTCCACCGGAATCTATGCGATAATCTAGTATTTGTGAATATACACCCACCTGTGCGTGGAATTCATCAATCCACCCACTCATAGGTTTCCAATCTATACTATTCACTGAACCTGCCGCAGTATAACCTATACGGAAAGATTCTGTTGATATGAAGTTTTGGGTTTCAGGGAAGGTTAATGTGTCAGATAGTATCCCGTCAATATAAATCTTCATCGTCTGGTCTTCAACAAATATACCAATATGATTCCAATCTTCAACGTCTAAGTGGGCATTAGTAGTGTATATAGAATCATCCGCGTATGTTCCAAAAACAATTGCGCCTAGACTATCATAACCAAATATATACCTTTTAGATAAATCGGTAGTTTCATTACCCCCCGTAATTATCATTGCTGAGTAGTCACCTATTGCGGGTAAAAACGCTGGGTACACAAAGAATTCCACAGAACCATGATTAGAGTTTTGTGAGTAATAACCCTCAAATCCTTTTTGTGCTACCACGTTAAGTGAGTTATCACCAAAGTAACCATAATCGGGAGTAGGTGCTGGAATATTTACTTCAGGTATTCTAGTATAACCAGAACCGCCATCTATAATATCAACTTGAGTAATTTCGCCTTGAACATTCACGTGTGCTACTAATTCAGCATCAAGTGCGTCCGGAGAAATCATTTGAATTTCATGTTGATAAGCATGTTCTTCTTCAACAACATCAATTTCATCAATACCAGTATCAAAGTCTTCGTCGTTATATTCAAATAACTCGCATTGCATACGGAATAGAGGTAACTGGTTCAATTGATAGAAAGGAGACTCTGTCTCAACTTTCATAATCTGGAACAATGACTGTGATAGAGGAAGGTAAATTACATCACCCTCTCTTGGTCTGAACTGCTGTTGTTCTAGACGGTCGCCCACCAGTTCTCGCCACCTGCGTCGCGCAATAACAAATGTGGCTTGGTCTCGGAGTTCTATACCAAATTTAGTGAACAGGTCGCCCTCACCATCAAACCCATCAGTGTTTTCTATATACACTTCTACCTTATAGGCATCTGAGAAATGAGAAGGTACGTCATCTAAAAATATTTCATCTACATTAACGAGTTCTCTTGGGAGATAATATATATCCTGACCATAGAATTTAATCGATTCAACAATTAAATCCTCATATAGATTTTGTTCTGGTCTATGACCTTGACTTATATACGGATTAGTTGCCATTTTTTACCCCACGAAGAAGATTGGGCCTTCATCTTCCTCCTCACGAAACTTTTCCATAATCTTATCTATATCCTGTATAGCATCTTCATATATTTGACGAGCATTAACAGTAACTCCGCCAGGTAACACCATACCATCAAACTTAATTAGGTTGGTACCCCATTGTCTCTTAATGAGTGCGGTGGCATATGATTTAAGGAAACGATGATTCCATAGCGAGTTATATTCACTTATACTATCATCAGGAGAACGAATACCATATACTTCAAACAAAACAAAATCACCGACAGTGAGTTTAGATTTACTAATATGAATATTAATTCTATTAAACTGTCGGTCAAACGTAATCGTAGGAGCAACAGCGAGAGTAGAATCCAAAAGAGAAAGGTGCTGCTGCATTTGTTCGTAATGAGCAAGGTCGCCCAATATACCGTTACCATTAGTGAAATCACTCACAGTAAACTTCATAAACTGCCACGCATCACTAAACCATCCAGTCTGAGAAGTGCTGAATGACATGGGAATCATGCGCACCACACTCAATAAATCGATATTATCTTCGAAGTCGATAAACTGGTTATCTACATCAGTTTGAGTTAGTTGGTGTTTTAGGTAATATCTTTTAGAACCATCCGGATGAAATTCACGAAACCATTGTAAGGCCTCATCGATTCGGTCATCTAATTGTTCTTCGTCAATGTTTATATCTACTACTGGATGACCCAAAGCACGTAGACAATAATCCATCAATTCTTCTCTGCTAGTTGAATACATTATTATGTCCTAAAGTTATTCTAGTTCTATTTATACGTTTTGTATCGCACAAAAAAAAGGGACTCCGAAGAGTCCCCTTTAACATACTACTTATTAGTAATATTAGTTTACAATAGTACCATTGATATCATAGATGTCGATACGGTAATGAGAAGGAGCTTGTCCACCCAAACCGTTTGCGTCAGTAGATGATGCTACATGTAATAGCGCAGCAGTTTCTTGTTCGTCAATCTTGATTTCACCAGTGACTGAATCGTAAATGATACATAGACCACCAGACAATACCGACTTAGTACGTTCCGGAGTCCAGTACTTGTTAGCACCTTCACCTATGTTACTAGTAGTCCATGCCTCAATTACATCAATTCTATCGTCATGGTCATTTAATGTCAGACCGTGG